AGTCCGGCCTCGCCGTCTTTCCCCTGCAGACCGTGGGCGCCGTCCTTCCCGTCCAGGCCATCGTGGCCGTCCTTGCCTCGGAGCCCGTCGGCCCCATCCTTGCCGTCGACGCCGTCACGCCCATCCTTGCCGTCGAGACCGTTCTCGCCGCGTTCGCCTCGTGCACCGACCGCCCCGCCGAGGCCTTGCTCGCCGCGTTCTCCCGGTGCGCCGCGTTCGCCCTGGGGACCAGGGATCAGCGCGCGCGCTTCCAATTCTGCGAGGCGCTGGAGCACCGGCGCCATTTTGGCTTCAAGCGCCAGCGCGATGACCTCCGCGAGGATGTCTTCGTCGGTTACTGTTTCCATGCGAGCACCTTGGCGAGCATCCGATCACGATGTAATTGCTTCACTGGCAGCAGGGCTGGACTTGGCGCCGCGACCGGCGTGGGCGTCGTCGCATCCTTGCCGAGGAGATCGAGCGGCCAGTTCTGCTTCTGGAGATAGACCTTGTCGCCTCCAGTGACAGGGGGCAGGTTGTACTTCGCGCGCGCTTCATTCGGCGAGTAGATGCCGCCAATCACACCCTTCGTCGCGGCTTCCATCTTCTGCACCGAATCCATGCGCAGGAGACACTCTTCGTCGAAGTCCACGCAGTACTCAGAATTATTGGCTTCGCCGATGCCGAGGCCTTCGCTGAGACAGAGTTCCAGTTTCTCGATCAGGATCTGCAGGCACTGGCTGTAGTACTGCTGACCGAGGGACTCGACGTTGTTGTAGGAGGGCAACGGGCCGACGCCGACCATGTACGGGGGGACGTGGAACGTCGAGCAGATCTTTTCGTCGTCCCACTTCAGTTGATTGATCACTTCGGCATCGACGGCGGACATCACGTCCGGCTTTTGGAACGAGAGCCCGTCACCGATCACCGCGATCTTCCCAGCGTTCTGCGGGCCGGCGTAGTTGCTGTTCCAGTGCTCTTCGAGCCGCTTGGATGTCTGCTCGCTGATGGTGCCCGGGGCCACCATGACGCCGCCGAGCAATGAGCCGTGTTGGGCGAACTGGCTCGCGTTCCGATTGATCGTGAGCGACTGCAGCGCGGCATGCCCGCTCGCGTACACCGGCGAGAGCCCCACAAGGGGGTGATAGGGAGCATAGCCCTTGTCGTGGATGATCTCGCGGGCCGGCACCATGACGTTGGCGGGTGTCACGCCGGCGAGCAAGTCTTGCCCGAGCTGGTAGAACACATCGCCCGTGGGCCCCACCATCGGACGGACGCGCGTCGGGTCAAGCAGATAGAGTGCCGACACCACGCCGCGGTTATCGCGTTCCTTGAGGGCATAGGCGTTGCCGCGACAGAGCTTCGAGAGAATCCAATAGGTGAAGAAATCGATCCGATCCTGGTAATGATTCGGCTGGCGAATGACCGGTGAGAAGGACGGATTATTGACTTCCGTTTCGATGCCGTTGCCATCTTCTTTGACGATGCGCGGTCGGATCTTCGCGATGTCGCCGGCGATCAACGTGACACAGGCCCAGAACGTCGGATGGGTCAGGGCGTCTTCGATCGGCGTCACGACACTGCGCTGCCAGGCGCCAGCAAACCCCTCGCGGAGATAGGGCCACCAGCCGCCCGTCGTTGGCGGGACGTGCGTGACGAGATCGGCCTGCGCCTTCTTGCGCGTGATCAGGAACGGCCCGAGCTGCACGGGCGTCTTAGGACTCTATCGCCGTGAGGTCGCGACGATTGTAGGTCCGGCGGGATTCAGACTTGCTCGGCTCAGGCTCTTTGTAGACTTCCGCCGCGCCGACCAGGACGAGCACCCTGCCGGCATCTTCGGTGGCCTCGAATATCTCTCCGGGGAGTTGTCCTTGCGGACATTCCTTCAGCGCCTTAAACTTCACGACCCCTCCGAAGAATGGCTGGGCGGGACTCCCAGATCCCGCCCAGCCGATTGAACTACGCCGCGTAGGCGGCCGGCGAGATGTAGCGCACCGCCGTCGATCGGCGCAGCGCCCAGGTGATTTCCCGCTGGGCCAGAATCCCGACGAGTCCCGACTGCCAGAGCGACACCATTGAGGCGCCGGTGCCTGACACGCCGGACTGCGAGGAGGTGTCGACCATTTCGATCGCGGCCTGATCGCTGGCGTCGACGGTCACGTTCCCGTCGTCCGCGCAGTAAATCTCGGACGCCTTCGCAAACACGATGGTCTGCGTCGAGGGCGACCCGATGGCGGTCAGGTTTTCCGAGACGAGCACCGGCAATCCGCGCAGCGTCCCGCCCGTCATGGTCATCGTTGGGAAGTACGGGAAGCCGAGGGTCGTAGTCATCATCGAAATCTGCGCCGCCATCTGCGCCGACATAATGACGACGACGTCGCTGACATCGAGGTTGGCCGCCCCGAAGAGCGCCATCACCTTCGCGATGTCGGTGACGAGATTGGCTGCGGTTGCGCCAGCCGGCGCCGTCGCCGCGATGCCGCTGGTGATGGACGCCGGCGACACGTTGGCCGTGGCCGCCTTGGCCGGGTCCACGAAGTCGATGTCGATGCGCGTGTTGATGGCCTTCGCGATGTCATCGCGCACCTTGGCTTCGGCGTTCGGATTGGAGAACCGGACCTCTTCCTTCGTGAGCGCGACGAGTCCGGCGACCTTCGCCCAGGTCAGTGTCGTGTTGAAGCTGGTGGCCTTGCTCATCAGGACCGGCAAGCCTTCTCCCGTCCAGTTGCCCGTCGTCCCGGCGTTGAAGCCGCTGACGCGCACATTGAAGGGCACCTTGCGCAGGCTCGGATAGGTGCCTCCGCCGGGATTCGCGCCACCGAACTTGTCGACGATGTTCCCTGATCGCAGATAGGTGATGAAATCGTCCTGCAGGATCTGGTACGGGACGAGGTCGTCGGCCCAGTGCGACGTCACGATCGCGGCCGCGCCGACCGCCGTCTTGACGCGGATCGCCTTTTCCAATTGCGAGTCGTCCGGATAGTGCTGCTTCGCGAGCGCGATCGCGTCGGACTGACTGCCCCGCGCCATCGCCGTACACATCGCCAGCCGCGCAAAGCCGATGCCCGGAGGCAGCGTCTTCTGGGCCATGACGATGCTCGTGCGGGCCTGGGCGCCTTCTGCCCCGGTCGTGCCACGGGCAGGGACGGCCGCGGCTTTCTCGCGCTCTTCGGCGCCCTTCAGGCGGCCGATATGCTCGTTGATCTCTTTGACCTCCGCGACCAGCGTGTCGTGCTCTTCCTTCTCGGCCTCGTCGAGGGTCGTCCCCGCGTCGGCGGACTTGGCGAGGATGGCATCCATGCGTTCTGACTTGGTCGTGCGCGTGGCTTCGAAGCCGGCGATCTGATCGGCGTAACTCTTTTTCATGGGGCGGTCCGTGCGCATCGAGACGACGCGCGACTTCGCGGAAACGCCCGCAGGTGGTTTGGTCTCGACTTTGGGCGTGGTGCCTGACGCGGCGAGCCCAGCATCGAGGGATTTGATCATCTGAATGGAGGCATCCTGATTCGCGGGAATGGTCACGGCGGAGAGTTCCAGCCAGAGCCACCGCAGAATATGAAAGCCGCCGGTCTCTTTCGTGTACGCCTCTTCGAGCGCGTTGAACCCGATCGAGAGCCCGCGCACGAGCTTCATCGAGATCGACTGCCAGGCGAGATCGAGACGGTCCTTCAACTGGCCCGGCACATCGGTCTTGGCTATGCGGGCCTGGACTTCGATGCCCTGGTCGGTCACCTTGGCAGCGAACACCTCACCGATTGGCTGACGGGAGTCGTGCTGCCAGAGCAGCGGGATCGGGAGCTTGAATTCGGCGCCCTTCGGTTCGACGACGTCGCCCATGCGATCGGTTGAGGAGGAGGTCGCAATGCCGACGATAATGCGCTGCGCCTCATCGATGCTCTTGACATCGAGCACAGACCAGGCGCGTTTGAGAGCACTCACGTATGTCAGCGAGTCTAGAATCCCGCCGGCGAAGCGTAGGACAGGCTACCGATCTTTGAGGCCCTGCAGGATCACGAGCCGTGATCGCTGAAAGTCCGCATCTTCGAGACATTCGGAGGCGGCCGTGAGTAACGCGTCCCGGAGAAACTGACTGAGTTTCTGATGATTGACGCGGGCCGCTTTCTTCGCCAGGGCCATCTCCGCAGGAGACAGTCGGAACCGAATCGGACGACTGGGCGCTTCAGCGCGTCGAGGCATCATCGGCCGCCTCCCACAATGAGCATTTGATACTGCGGCTCTCGGGCCTCGGCCTGCATCGCCCGCGTGAGCGCGGTCCACATCGCCACCGGCCCGTCGATCTTGTTCGGCGAATCCTTGCCGCCGGCTTTCCGCGGGTAAATCTCGTCCTTGTAATTCCGCTCGACGACGACGTTGCTGATCATCCAGGCCATCGCCGGATTGCCGTCATGCTGCAACTGCTTGGCGAGCACGAGCCGCTCGGTCATCTTCATCGCGGGATCCATCTCTTCGACGCGCTGCGGCACCGTCACGACGAACTTGTCGACGGCGTCCCGGCCCATGCGCGGTTCCAGCACCTTCTTCAGTTCTTGCTGCATTTGGGCGGCGAGGGCGCGGTCGAAGTCGATCTCTTTCACGTGCGGCAGTTCGTCGCACCAGGACACAATGTCGGCCTGAATCCGTCCGAAGTCCGCCTGATCCCCGTCCGTCTCGAGGATGAACCCGTCGCGTACCCATCCGGAGATCTGCGCGATCGGCGACTTATCAATAGTCTTCTTCGGGAGATAGAAGCGGCCGATGGCGCCATAGGTGTCCTGGCTCAGTTTGAAGAGCGCGACGAGCGCCGCGATGTCGCGGACCTCCGCGAGGTCGACGCCGATCCAGCACGGAAAGGATTTCCACGCGTCGAGCGCTGCGGCCGCCCGTTCGGCCGCCGGGAAATCCGACCATTCCGATTTTGCGCAGGTCTGCCACTGCGATCCGGTCATCCAACTCGACTCGGTCCGGATCCAGACATTGAAGTGCTTGGTCAGTTTGTCGTTCAACTCAGAGGACGAGTGCAGGGCCGCCTGCACCTTGCGCATCAGATCGTCAGGGTTCACGCTGACGCCGTAGTTCGGATTAGCCTTCCGTTGAACTCTGGGATCGCGAATGTCGTCGTCTTTGTCGATCGTGTAGTTGATCCCGAAGAACGCTTCATCGACGAAGACGCCGTCGAGCACCTTCTCGAGATAGCCGAGTTTCTGATGACAGACGCCGCCGATGTCGATGCCCGCCGTCGTGATGGCGAAGATCAGCGGCTGGAGACGCGCGCCGGTGGCCGTGTCGAGCACGTTCCAGACGCCCGCCGTCTTATGCGCATGGAGCTCGTCGATCGCGGCGAAGGAGACGTTGAGCGAATCGAGTGTATGGGCGTCGGCGGACAGCGGCGCGAACTTGCTGCCCGTGGCCGGCACTGACAAACTCTTCGTCGTTTCTGATCCCATCCGCACGCCGAAGTGCGCCCGGAACGCATGCGAGCGCTTCGCCATCTCCCAGGCGATCTCCGCGATCGCCTTCGCCTGGTCCCGAGTGGTCGCGGCCGAATAGCATTCGGCACCGGACTCCCCGTCCGCGACGAGCATGTAGAGCACGACGATGGCGGCAATGGTGGACTTCGCGTTCTTGCGCGGGATCAGGGCGAGCGAGATCCGAAACCGCCGCAGGCCTTCCCGCGATTGGTCGTTCGGGTCGAGGCTTCCGGCGGCGTGTTTCCAGCCGAACAACGTGGTCAGTAACCAACACTGCCAAGGCTCGAGGACGATCGTGTTCCAGCGCGGCCGCCCCTGCGCATCGCGGCCCACAATGAAGGCTTTCGGACCTTTGACGTGCGGCAGCATCTCCGCCATCTGGCAGATTCGCCGGCCGGCCTCTGGATCGAATCGATAGCGGAACGCGGCGGTCTCTTGGCGATCGAGATCCCGCCGATTCCGTTCGCAGGCGAGCCGCACCCATTTACAGGCCGGAATGATGCCGACGACGACGTCCGCCTGATACTGCGCCGCGATCGCGACGTAGTCCCTCGCCATCAAGCGCGGTCGGCCGCCACTTCCTGCAGGAACTGCCGCCCTTCGGCCTTCAGCCCCTCGAGGATCCGCTTCCGTTCGAACGGGTTCGCGTCATCCAACTTCTCGAGCACCTCAAGGACGACGCTGCAGCCATGGAAGTAGGCGCGGCGACATTCCACCGTCTGAATCGGTGGCGCATCCTTCGGTACCACGCGACGTTCGTAGGTCAGCCACGCCTTGCGTAGTTCGTACATAGCGATCCTCCTTCTCGGTTACTTCTGTGAGCCAAACGCCGCCCACTCATTGCCGCCCGCCGCTGGCGCTGGCGTTTCCGCGATCGCGGGTTTGCCGAAGGCCGACAACTTGAAGTCCTTCAATGACGCGTTCAACTGCGAGGCCTGCCCGCGGCGCTCTCGCAAATACGGCAGCGAGTCCTGCGTGCCGACGCCGAGCAGAGCGATTCGGGCGTCGAGTTCCTGCACGATCGACATCCGGATACAGAGTTCGCGGAACCCGGGTTCTGTCGACGGGCCGAGCGTCCGCTCCTCAAGGGCTTGCGGAGCCCAACTGCGCCAGCAGGCCTTCGCCTGGTCCGACAGATCAACTGGGGGCTCGAGGAGGCCTTCTCGGTCCACCGCCGACACGGGCGGCAGGTCTGGCACCGGCGGCTCTCGCCGACTGCCGTCCATGCCGAGAATGACGCCTTTGTTTTTCTTCGGTTTCCGACCAGCGCCCGGCCGTCGACCTCCATGTCCAGAAGCCATTTCAGGCAGCCTCCGAACTCGGGTTGAATTTTCCCGCCCCTCGACGACAGTTACAACTGAGGTGTGCGGCTCTGAGATTGGAATCGTCGTCGCTGCCACCCTTCGATAAGGGGACGACATGATCAGCGGTTCCGGCTAAACGATTCGGCGGGATCAGTGAAGGATC